TTAAATAATTATCAAATGGTTAGGGGTGCGACGTTTGCATCACCTCAATCAACAAACTTAAAAATTAAAGCCTTGTTTACAGACGGCAATATCAAGGATCTAAAATGCAGTTTTCTTAGTCCAGAAGAACGAAAAACATTTAGGGCTAACGTTATTTATAGAGTTGAAAAAACAAATGGATTTGCAAAAAATAAATTGTATTCTTTACGTCTTGATGACACTCAATCAAATAGCACATGGCAAAGAGGTTCAGAACAAGATCCTGTTGAAACCTTTGACCTATCAAATCATTTAACGTCTGAGACTCATGCAGCTAAATTTGCAAAGTACGCATTAAGAACAAGGCAATTAGTTGATCATGGAATTACTTTTCAATGTGCTCCTCAATCAGTAATAGGGCTAAGTCCTGGTGATTATTTCAGGCTTTATTCAGAAGTAACACATACTTCTCGTTTCTCAAACGGAATAGTTTTACCCGATGGCACAATTCAAAGCCAAACTTCTATTAGTAACGGCGATAGTATTTATTATTGGAATCCAAATGATGATGCTAGGAATGGTGAAGCACAGGCTGGCACAATTTCTATTTCAGGAACAAAAGCAACAGGTCCAGCAGGTATAAGAGGAAGTGTGTTTACAAAAGCTCAAAGCAACGCATCAGATCGTATTTATAAAATTGAATCTTTGAGTTATGGAGAAGATGGTTTGATTGAGGTCGCAGGTAGTTTTGTACCTTTAACAAGCACAGGTAAGTTAGCTGTTTTAGACTGGACAGAAAGCGATTTTACTTAAATGGCCCAAATAAGTTTTCCTCCTGATATAACGCCAACTTCTAGGAGTTATAGCCCTGGTGAATATCCACAGACGACCTTTCAAGCTCAAAATGGAGCAAAGACTGTTTTGCGTTATGGAAATAAGAGATATGACTCAACAATGAAACTTGAATTTAAAAATATTACTGATGATCAGGCTGCTGAAATTCTTGGTAATTATGTAAACATTAATAGTGATTGGGATTATTTAGATTTTAATGGAACTGATGTTTTAAAAGGTATTGAGCCAACTAATAGCAATCTGACAAATTACATACAAGAGGACGGGTTGCTTTCTGGTTTGCGTTGGAGATACTCAAAACCTCCACAAGTAAGTAGCGGAAAATATAAAGGTCTTAGTAATGTTTCGGTTTCTTTCGTAGCTTGCATGGATGGGACTTAGAATATCAGCATTGATTTCGGTGCAAGCTATTGGCGTACTCATCAGGTAAAGACGGCGAGCTTTATATAGACGATGCTGCTACTGCGTCAGCACGTGTGAAAAGCTGGTCACTAAACATCAGTCAAGAAACGATTGATACTACTTTTTTAGGTGATACAGATCGAACTTTTAAAGAAGGTGTTCGCAGTATTTCAGGTGCATGTGATATTGCTTATTACAGTGATGCAACTGGAGAATCAGATGCTAAGACATTAATTAATAAAATCTTTAAACAACGGACATCATCAACTGTTCCAGGGACAGCTGCCCCACAGGCCCCTATACCTACGTCTGGTAGTAATGCTGGAAAACCTTCTTTTACAAAATTAAAACTAGGCTTTAAAAATCATATTGGTACATTGCAATATTTTGAGGTAGAGGTGTTATTTACTTCAATGTCTATCACCTGTGCTCAAGGTGAGATATTTACTGCTTCTGGTAGTTTTGAAGTCAATGGTGCTCCTACTGAGGTCAGCGTTTAATGCCTGTTTACACAGGACAATCAGGCTTTATTGAATTAAGGAGAACTTCTGGGCACTATGTTCGTTCTTCTTTAGCTCCTAGTGCTGTAAATACAGCTAGAAAGCGTTTTGGTGTTGAAAACTTGCTAGGGAGTATTGTTACTGGAGATAAAATTGTCATTAAATCAGCAGATGGATCTACAGCTTTAGGATTAATTTCTGGGCATACAGGTGTGGAATGGGCTGGTTATGCAGCGGTTGATGATCTTGGTGGCTGTCGTTTATATGCAACTTTTCCTCATGCAGTAGCAGGTGGGGCTACTAATGCTTTAACACTTACTGCACCTTCCTCGACAAAAGATATTTTAATAACAACTGTTGATACATCTTTCAGACCGTTAGGAAGATTAACCAGCTTTAATTTCACTACCAATCGAGAGCAAATACAAATAGATATTTTAGGTGATCAATTTAGACAAATGTTCGATGCTGGAAGGATACAAGGCCAAGGCTCATTGGAATGTGAATGGGAGCACCGTTATGTATCAACTGATCCAGGTTTTACTTACAATCAAGAATTTTCAGTTTATTTGGCTCGATTGCTAATGAGATTAAATCAAGGTTCTGATTTTTTTGGTCGGTTCTTTATGTATAGAGAATCAGGAGGCTCATCAAATAATGTGTGGTATGAAGCTAATGCACAGATTACAAATTGTGGTGTTGCTGTTCGTAACAGAGAAATAATAAAAACACAGATAGATTTCATTACTAATGGTCAATTTGAATTACAGGTAGGTGCAACACCTGGTTATGTACTTCAAGAGAACACTGATTACCTACTTCAAGAGAGTGGAGATAAAATTTTCTTAGAGGATGACGCAACTTAGTAGGCATAGCCGTCTAAACTACTAGGAAAGAGTTAAGAGTCAATGGCTGATCTACAAATTACGCAGTTGCCAGCGGAGACAGGGACGGTTGCAAATACTGATGTTTTTGCAATGGTCAATATCACGGCTGCCGAGACTCGCAAGATCACTACGGCTAATTTATCAACAGCAATATTCGCAAATTTAAGTGCAGGTGGTTTAGCAGCATCAAAAGTTGGGACGGGTTATTCAGGTGGATCTTTAACAGATGGAACGGTTACAAATGCAAAACTTGTTAATTCATCGACAAATTTCGGCGGTGTCAGTGTTGCTTTAGGTGCATCAGATCCAACTCCAGCTTTTAACTTAAGTGATGCTACTAATTACCCTGCTTCGGCTTTAACAGGCACAATAACGAACGCTCAACTTGCAGGGTCGATTGATAATAGTAAGCTTTCTAATTCTTCTGTTTCTTTTGGTGGAATAAATGTAAGCCTTGGTTCTGCTGATCCAACACCTGCCTTTGATTTAACCGATGCGACTGGATTTAAGACTACAAATCTTGTAGGAACAATAACTAATGCACAGTTAGCAGGATCAATAGATAACTCAAAATTAGTCAATTCGTCTATATCTATAGGTGGTGTCTCAGTCAGTCTTGGAGCAGCATCAGCCACACCAGCCCTAAATCTTTCACAAGCAACTGCATATCCTACGACTTCATTAGTTGGAACTATAACTAACGCTCAACTTGCGGGAAGTATTGACGCATCGAAATTAGTTTCAAATAGTTTGACTTCTGATCAGCTAGGGGCAAATTGCGTTGGGTCGTCAGAACTGGCAAACAACGCTGTCGATACAGCGGCAATACAAGATGGAAAAGTAACTAATGACAAGGTAGAGACATCTACTTCTTCTACTACAGGTTTAGATGGTGCTACAAAAATACGTGCTGGTAGTGTTCCGGCAAGTAAGTTAGATGCTTCAACGGTTGGCAATGGTCTAGCTATTAATAGCAATGTTCTCTCAATTAATAACACAATTACAGGAGCTACAAGCCTCGGATTGACATTCTCGAATCAGGGGATTTGCACAGGAATAGCAGCGATTCAAGCAAGTGACCTTTCTGGCGTTCTGGCAACCTCTAGTGCTGTTGGTGTTGTTAAGGTTCCAAGTAACGGCGGGTTATCGGTTTCGGGTTCAGGTGATCTTTCACTTGCTTCTACAGTTACAGCCCATACAACAAGAGGAATAGCTGTTAATGCTTTTGGTCAGGTTACGAGTGTTAGTGCGACGGTTCCATCAAGTGCATTGCCTGTAGCTAGTACAACTGCAATTGGAGGAATAAAAGTTCCTAGTACGTCATCACCTTTAACCGTCGATGGAAATGGAATTTTAACGATTGGCGTTAGCGGAGTTACAGCCGGAACTGGATTCACTAAGTTCAACGTAAACGACAAAGGTTTGATTACGTCTGCTGGAGCTATCACCGCCGCCGAGATACCAAATATTAGTGCCGCCTTGCTAACGAGTGGAACTTTAGACGTAGCAAGATTAGGAGCTAAAAGTATTGGTAAAGAAAAGTTTTCAGACACTTCAACAACGATCTTTGGGGCTGTATCTCAAACAGGTTTCCCCAGTTCAAGTTATGCGGGGGAATTTTTCTTTGACAGCGTAGAAGAAGATTTATATATACATGATGGAAATGCTTGGCAACCTGTAACGACTCTTACTAAAGGTTCATTGAAGTTAGGTGGGGTTTATAACGCTTCAAATTCAACTGTTTCGAGTGTCACAAGTCATGGTTCGAGCGTAGGTCTTACAGTTGGTCAAAACTTACCTTCTCCTAGCTCTACAACTGATGCGACATATTTAATAGTGGGAACTGGTGGAACACCTAGCGGGATTCCAAATGGTCCAACAGGTGAACTCATTCCACCCGACTACTTGCTTTCTGTGACCTCCTCAACGGGGTCTGTATGGGTAGAGATCGATTTATCAACAACAGTGTCCTCGCCAACAGCGAGCAATGTGTCGGTAATTAGCGGCTGGGGAGGTTCAGCGACAAACGTACAAAACGCATTAGCAGAACTAAGCTCAGGAAAGCTTGGTTTAGGCGGTGGAAATATAACGGGAGAATTAAAAATTGAATCATCGGGGTCATTTGCTTTTGAGGGAACAGCTAACGATTATGAAACTCGTTTAACAGTCGTTGACCCAGGAAGTGCTGACCGTACAATCACATTCCCTGATGCTGACGGAACCGTTGTTCTTCAAGGCCAGTCAGCGGTAATCACCTCGGCAATGATCGCTGATGCAACGATTGTTAATGCTGATATAAATGCAACAGCAGCCATCGCACTGTCAAAACTTGCAGCGGTTTCAGCAGGGCAGATTTTAGTAGGAGCTAGTGGAACAGGAGCAATAACAGCGGTAACACCTACAGGAGATATAGCCCTTACTTCAGCGGGTGCGTTTTCATATGTAGCAGGTTCGATAAGTAATGCAGACATCAACGCAAGTGCAGGGATTTCAGCATCAAAGATAGACGTAGCAAGTACAAGCCAGGCGGGTTGTGTTCAGTTATCCTCGGCAACAACATCAACATCAGCAACTAAAGCAGCTACACCAGCCGCAGTAAAAATAGCGAAGGACGCAGCCGATGCGGCACAGACAACAGCTAATGCTGCCCTTGCTACTACGGGTGGTGCTTTAACGGGTAACTTAACTCTTAATGCTCAATCACTTGTTCGTTTTGCTGATTCAGATAGTTCTAATTTCATTGCTTTAAAAGCACCTGCAACAATTGGTTCAGATATAACTCTCCAACTCCCAAGCGTAGCTCCTGGGGCTGGTCAAGTTCTTAAAGCTAATGCGTCAACACCTACGACTTTGGAGTGGGCGGCTGATAGTGCAACTGACTCAACAAAAATGCCTCTCGCTGGTGGCACGTTTACAGGAGACGTTACTTTTACTGGGGATAGTTCAAATGGGTTATGGGATAAGAGTGCAAGTGCCTTTGTTGCGAATTTAACTGGAAACGTCACAGGCAATGTTTCTGGAAGTGCTGCAACGGTTACGGGTGCTGCTCAATCTGCAATCACAAGCTTGGGGACTTTGACGTCTTTAACAACAAGTGGTCTTCTAACCGTACAAAATACAGCACCAAAAATAAAACTTATTGATAGTGACGCAACTGGAACTCCAGAGGCGATGTTAGATGGTTCTGGTGGTGATCTTTATTTAGAAGTTGATAAAGATGATGTGAAAGGTTCTTCACGCTTTGGAATAAAAATTGATGGTAGTGAAAAGATGCGGATTGATAGTTCGGGAA